CTGGATAAAACCAGTTTGGAGGCGCCTTGCGGCCGTAGATATAAACCCTCTACGTTCGTGAGAAACCCCTGTCGTACAACACTCCACTTTCTCCTCATAATCTTTTCAAGGTTAGGATAGTGAGAAACCACCTTCACTCTAGAGCCCCGGTTAAGGGGTTATTAACTAAAGTTGGATGGATGAATCCCAGGCATAAGTATATGTAAACTTGAACACTAAACTGTTGCGTAACTAAACAATAATTGTTTCGTAACTATAGGAAGAATAAGAGCAGTATATATATGTAAATATGGGAAGTCCGACCTCTTAGTGATAATCACTTTAAGGGGGAACTCTAGAGCTAGTTGGCTGAAGAGTACTAAGCATCTGAGAATTGGTGCCGGTGTCATAACCGTTTTATGAATAAGATTGTAATTGGCTTCGTATTACAACCCCCATGAAAGAGTAATCTTTTATGAAGGTTAGCGAAACGGGTAGTTTTAAAAAGACGACACGTTAGTAGATCGAGCATTCATTATGACTTTATTCAGACAAAATACTTCATCATCATACAAATTAACTAGTGATTCACTAATTAAGAGGTATGTGAGTTTAGTACTCTGACTGTATGAAATCCCAATGAAAGACCCATATATGGAGTTACTTAAACGGATTTTCAAACTTCGAGATCATTCAGGTTGGACATGGACAGTTAAGTATTTAAAACACTCAACAGTTTCATTACAACATGTTATATCTGGAAGAGGGAAAGTTCCGATAGGTGACGATTCTTGCCGTGTTGGACTGCGGAAGAGTGGAATTCCTTGTATAATACCGGGTATATTACGTCAATATATATTGTCGAACGATATCAAGCATATACGAGCGATTTTCGCTATCCTTACTGTCTTTAGGTGTATAAATATAAAGGGTTCTTTAAAACTTTCGACAATAACAAAACCGTTTAATGGTCTGTCACAGACCTTAAATATTTTGGATTTGAAGGATGTTTTAGAGAATAACTTTAGTTCTACGGGTTTCACAAAATCTGGTGTTAAAACCACTTTCGTGTTACCTAGAAAACCAAAGGGCCTTGATACTTTATTAACCTTGAGAACAGCTGGCCCTAACGGAAAGCCTTCTATCTTATATGCTCCTTTGGATGCTTTTGCCTTTAAAGCAAAACCCCAAATGAGTCATCTCTTACATGCCATACAGGTCTTATCTAAGGCATTTAATAGTGATATCTATGATATCCTATTGAATGAAATGGATATAGTATCCAAGTGACGTGCAAGTAAAAGTAAATTAATACTTTCCAAGCTATCCCTTAAACCGGAACCAGCAGGGAAGGTAAGAGTATTTGCCATATTAGATATCTGATCTCAATCAGTGTTAAAACCTATTCATGACCACGTCTTTGATATTCTTAAAACAATACCAAATGACGGGTGTTTTGATCAGATTAAACCACTTCAGAGATTGATGAGCAGGGGTCACAAAGACGTATTCTCCTTTGATTTATCAGCTGCTACGGATAGATTACCTATAATGCTTCAAACTCAAGTTGTATCTTGACTTTATGGTCTTGATACAGCCTTAGCTTGGAAAACATTACTGGTTGATAGAGACTACTTTATATCGTCTGCTAATTTAGCAAAATATGGGACAAAATCCGATATTATTGTTAAAGAGGCGGATAAATATGAAGATGGTTTCTATCTCCGTTATGCAGTTGGTCAACCGATGGGGGCTCTGTCTAGTTGAGGTGTCTTCTCTCTTACCCACCATATTATAATCCAGTATTGCGCTCGTCAATTAGGATGAAAATCCTGATTTGATGATTACGCTTTATTGGGTGATGACGTGGTTATTGCTAATAAGAAAGTAGCAGATTTATATCTATTTACCATGACAAAAGTCTTGGGAGTGGAGATAAATCTATCTAAATCTTTAATTAGTAATAATGGTACGGCAGAATTCGCTAAACAATTAGTTTCCGGTACTGTTAATTATACTCCTGTAGGTGC